CCTCCATAAATGCGATGTCATAGATACTAATAGGTGGTGTGTCATCAGCAACACCTTTATTATCTATTGACCGTTGAGCGATCATCTCAGGATCGACGACGAATTTTCCAAAGCCGAAAGCTTTTGAGAATTCTTCGTTGACGATCTTGATAAGATCGGAAAAATGTGGAACTTTTGAATATATCTTAAGTTTTTCTAAATACCCTAGATCCCATGAGGCTTTGTTATTATATGACCTCTCGGGAAGAAGAGTCTTTAAAACAAAGGACGATAACTTGAGTGAGAAATTCTGAGAAGTATCGGAAATGATTCTTACCTGTCCTTTGTAATCATTGGATTGATCCCATCTGGTACATGGTAAAGCATCCGGAAACTTCTTCCTGAATTCAGGAGTAGAATCGGGAAAGCCATTTGAAATATTATCGCCAGCGTTACATACGAGCGAAGGAGCAGCAGGAGTGTTTCTGAGAACAATGTTAGCAGCTTCCTCGAGGGTATGACGTCTGTAGAAAGCCTGTAGTCTAGGTATTTCATTTCTGATTTGAAACATGCCGCCGAAGAAGAGGCAAATACCCAGATATTTTGCAACCACGGAAGTGAATGAGTTACCTGAGTTGTTGCCCGGGTCATTGACTTCGGGACCAAACAAATGACCTATCCAAACCCAATTAGGCATGCCATAACTAGGTCCACCAGCTCTGTCGTTTCTGATAAGAATGGGTGGATGAAATGAACGATAGGCTAAGTTATAAACCCAAGTATCGAAGTTCTTCTCAATAAAAGCGAGAAAGAAATCAATAAGGAAGTCAGGAGCCATTTGATCATGGTTCTTAACATCCCAGAAAGATACATCTTGATAGCCTTTGAACCTCTCAGTCAAATCATCCGATCCTGTATCATTCAGTAGAACAGGGAACTGTTCGCACATATAATTATACATCATGGAAGCGGGAATCTGGAGTGGATACGATGAGCTCTTCGAACTTGCAGATATTTGTCGCTTTCTCACAGCGCTAACTTCGATTCCTAATTCGTCCCTAATCTCACTGATGGTTGAGGCCATTTCAGTTTCAGAAGCGCATCTAGGTTTCTTAGGGTCAATCTTTTTGTCAACGATTTCCCAGCACTTATCGAAATTGGCTCTTGAGGAATCGATGTAATTAACGTCTAGGTAGTTATGTTTAGGATCTTGCTTAGCATTAACCTTAATAACAGCCTCGCAGGTTTGAACCTCACGTGTCTTTGACTTATAAATACCTGATTTCTCATCCAATTTGAAAGAATCGTGCTGATCACGGAAAGCATTGAAAAATGCGGTGCTAACATCGTGATCGAGATATAATTTTTGCCAGTCTTTCTTTCTGACCAGAGGAATCAATCTCTTAAAATCAGAATTCCACATCTCAACCTGATTCATTTTGACTTCGAAATCGCGAGTCATCTGGGGAGTGCCACAGTTAGCCTCTCTTTTGACAGCAATTGCCGAACATTCTGAGAGACCAAGAAGCTTAGAGGCTATTATGAGCATGAACTTCTGGGTCTCGGGATCGATCTTACCCGTCTTGAGATAATGCTTAACGTCATCCCGGGTAGTATCGAGTGTTTTAGTCTTAATGAATTGGCGATCGGAAGGTGGGATACCACAGAAATCGGGAGAGATTCCTGCGACATTAAATAGCTGCTTCCAATCACTCACGTTACCTGGAAATGACACACCGCTGAATAACTCCTCATTAACCGGAAACTCAACGACAAGTCTTTTATACAAAGATTTCATGAACTTAAGATTAGTAGAAGAGGCGCAGTAAACACCAGGAAAAGATTGTATACCTGCGTCAACAGGCATCGTTCTAGTCTTGAAGTTCATGAGACCAGTGGTAGCGGGCTTAGTCAGGAACGGGTCGGATACATTACGGTTCACTTAATGAACTCCTGCTTGATAATGTACTTGATAGAATCCAGGGGGCGTACGCGCGAAACAACACCTTCAAATGCGTTAACCTCACCACCTACCATTCCATTACCCTCGTAGGTACGGAATTTATCTTTCTCGACAACGCAGTCAAAAAGAACAAAATGTGACCCGTATTCGGATGTACCTACGGTACAAATATCACCGCGAGAAGGCAACTGATCTGAAGCCTTAATGCAAGCTGGTGAACCAGCGAGTGTTTTAACAGTACGGGATACTGAAGCAAGGTATTTATGCTGTGTGGTGTCGATTCCATTCATCATGAACAAATTCTTTGAACAGAATACGGCGAATGCTCCACACCATGCAAAATAACCTTTACTACCGGGAGTATTTGAATATACATCTAAGTCGATACCAAAAGCGACTTTAATATAAGTCATTATTCGAGTAGCATGCGTATCTTGACGCACGACGGCGCCACCCAGTGAGACATTACCG